TCAGCACATTAACGTTATACTTTTCACCGCCAGACAATGCACCGTATTTAATAAGTGTTACCATTCAATCACCTCTCAATCCATTTCTGATTCTCAGCGTCATAAGAATATTTTTTGTCTGTGTCCATTTCTATAAACTCAGAACCGTTGGCTATATTTATACCCTCATATACGCCCGTAGGCTTTGTGTCAATAGAAAGTCCTGCAAAAGTGCAAAATGTCACACTATATTTTGCACCAAGTTTTCGTAATGTCGTTGCCATTCGATCACCTTCCTTATCTTAGTGCGGTGATTGTTTCACCGTTATATATCGTTAAAACGTCACCGCCATTGGTATGTAAAAGAACTTTGACAGAGCCGTAATGTCATTGTTGTGGTGAACTACCCGTCGTCTAAAGCCAGTGGGATTTCTGGCTAAATTCGTTAAAAATCATAGCTGTTATCCCTCTTTTAGCAGCCCGAAGGCTACTATTAACAAGTATTGCTCCATCAATGCTCTATATAATAGAAAAATCTCGTTCCGCTTGGAAACGCTTTTTTGTTGAATACACAATTTTTGTTTAGTACGACACGACTTATATTAGTATCAAAGAAGGCATACTCACCTATTTTAAGAACCGTGTCTGGTATTCGCACTACAGATAAATTCTGAGCATTTTTAAAAGCGCCATCCAATAACAATTTATATGTCGGTAACAATTCGTGAGTTACCGTTTCTTTCTTGATTCGCCATTCTGATAACGGCATTGAGCTTATCATTATACTTGGTGGTTGTGGTACACCCATATCAGAAGTTACCACATCTGGATTATCGGCATTTGTATACCAATACTCTGTTTTTACGGTAGCAATAGCTTCTTGTAAATAATTCCAAGTACCCCCTGTTGGCGGTGGTGGAATTGCGCCAGCACTATTATAAACTCCGCTACAACTAATATATACACGAAAGTGAGTTGCATTTGCCATTATTGGTACATCGCTTACAGATTTTTCAGAAGTCTTATTGGTTACTGATAAACCATAATTAGTACTACCTAAATAAAAATATGAACCACCACTTAAATAATACCAACGAATCCTACATATTCCACCAATATCTGTTGTTTCTTCGTCATAAGTTTGAGTATCTGAGTGATAAGTGCGTTTTAATTGTTGGAGAGACACATACAACTCTAAGCGAGAACATACCGTATCAAATTCTATATAATCCGATGTTAAATAACCTGACGGATTAATATATACGACATCTTCTTCAACATCTCCAACAGTTGTGGCGGTCAATTGATTATAACTAAAACCGAGGTCTGAATCGGAATAAGTATGAATATCCATATTTTATCACCCCGTTATTTCAGCATGTAATGGGAATCCTGCATTAAGTATTTCTGCCTGATTATTTATTGCTTGCGTAGGAGATACTACTAAAGCTTTTTCTTCAGCAGTTAATAGGTTTGGTCTTACAATTTCGCCTGTATAATTCTCATCTACCCTTAATGACAAACCTTTGCCACCATATTCTATATCTTTATTGGAACGTAAACGAATATAATTACAAGAACTATCTGTTCCACCAACCACAATCGGAGATGTCGAAGAAGAATCATCCAGATAATATCCTGATATATCACATTGAGCAAAGGCTGCACGATTCAAAACATTCGCATTATTTGATAAATTTGCTTGCAATTCACAGTGTATAGAACTTGCAATGACCGATACACCAGCGGTAGTCTGAGAATTTATAAGGCTAACCGCACCATTTGCAGTCCCATAAACAGACAATCCAAGCCCCTTTGCCTTTGTGTAAATAGTGCTATAGTTTATAACATTAAATGTATTATTTCCACTTGCAACAATCTCAAGAGAAATTTCCAAGTTTTCAATATCTCCTTGATCTGCATAAGTATCAAATATACTTATAAATGTTGTGTTCGTACTTGTGTCCCATTTAGAATTTAATATTTTAAGGTTATATAATCGTGCTGACCTCAAGGCTAAAAATGTGGAATTTCTTACCCATGCATTTTGTAAAGTCCAATCATTAAAATCAATATATCCTTGTAACTGAATTTGAGTTTCTAAACCATATGGAGCGATATCGTTAAAATCTACAACTTTTTCTTCTTCCGTTTCTTTGTTAGCCCATAAGATATATGTACTTGCAGATACATTACACACCGTCAAAAAGTCCGTCCAATTATCAACTACATAAGGATCTGTTGCTGTTCCTGTTCCTGTTGCTGACATTATTCAATCACCTCCACGCCATCAGAAATATAAACTTGTTTTACATCAAGATTTTCAAAAGATTCGCTACCAAGATTTGTAACAGGTTTATTATCAATTGAATCTATTGTTGTAGGATTCAGAATATCTGTATTATTATATCTATCTATCTTAACATATGTATTCAGTATAGTATAATCATAATCATTTGAGAGAGTTTCAACAAATGGACTTTTGATACCGTGTCCCATAAGACAACCATTCATACCAGTAATAACACCTATTCCACTACCAACTACCCATACTTCATGTACACCTTCATTTAAAGCTAAAGGAAGATTAAAGACAGGAGTGACCTTTCCATTGGCTACTATTGTTGTTGTATTGCTAAAAGCCATTGCCTCTCCATCAACATATACAGACAATGTAATTTCTCCTTGTATACTACTATTTGCGTTTACACTATACAAAAATAAACAGTTAGTTTGTTTTTCGCACATCACATATAATGTAAACATAACGCCATCATGATTGCCTAAATCACCAGTGTAAGAATCGCCATAAATGACATTTAAGTCAGGAATAGGGGATTCACTATTGTCAGGTCTATATATAACAGCACCTATATAAGCACTATGACTACTTATTATATTGCCGTGGTAATAAAGAGATACATTGTCTCCTACCTCAACCTTTGCGCCGCTACGATTAAGCACACGGTAAACGGCATTATTTGACGTTAGCCTAACGCTAACATATCCATTATCCTCTACGTCAATAGCAGTACAGGGCACAGATTTGAGAGTGATATAATCAGATTCTTGTGCTTGTTTTATGCGTGAGTCTATGATTTGTAAAAATTCATTCAATTATATCACTCCTTTCTCTACGTTTTCATCTATCGGTAACATCTTAATACTTGTAGCCTGTATACTCATATTATCCGCAGACAATGGTATTGTAATAGAATTGACCACAAACTTTTCAGAGTCCAATTCTTTATATCTATCAGTAATACGTATAACTCTATTAACATCCAAATGTGGTATAATGGCACTATTAAATGTAATAGATAACGTTTGCATAGAATTTTTAATTAAATAATAATCAGCCATAGCCTTACAACGTTCACGCATTGCATCGGAGTCAAGTCCCTGAATCCAGTTAACTTCAACCGCATCCATACGTCTAACACCTATAGCAGAAATATTAATAGGAGACATGGGATTGTTGTTAAATGCGGTATAGGTTACATTCTCTATGGGATTTCCGTCCGCATCCTTTGCATTAATATTGGTAAATACGGTAATGGCATTGTAACATTCGTAACCATAATCAATTGCAGATTCACTGTACATAGCGTTGCTTAAATCAAAATCATATTGGCTTGCCATATGAGCATAACCATTCCATCTATCTCCGTCAACCAGTTTTGCAACAGTTAGTCTGCCATTAACATCATAATACACATCAGCCCCATACAACTCAGAAATATTAGTAAATAGAGAAGATATATACTCTCCGTCATTAATTTCAATATCTGCCTCTACAGGTATAGTTTTAAATGACGTATCTATTATAGGCTCTGTAGTATCAATCGCTCTATTTACCGTTCTTAAAAGTAATGTGTTTGTAAATACGTCTGCAAGCATACTGCCTTTTTCTACAACATATTTGCCCTCTAATAAATTAAGCTTCAAAGTGCCATCAAGCGCACCGCCTTTGTCTACAGCTTCAATTGCTACATTGTGTGTATCTCCATTTGCGGAAGTGGTAATATAGACTCCCTGTGCAAACCACCATGTATCTTCGCCAAAACTCATACCAAGCCACATCTTAAATTTTCTATCAATCCAGAACCACCTGTTTTGATTTGGTGTAAATTTGCCCTGTACGTTAATCAAAGACAAACTACATGAACGCCTTGTGATTTGATTATATTCAATATTAATTTGTCCTTGTGCAGTAACAGATACATCTTTGATTATCTCACCAATAACGTTTTCAAACTCACCCAATATTTCCAGCTTTAGTTTATAATGTTTATGGTCATGCTTTAGATGATAAAGATACGGTTGTGTGATTTGATTGTAATAGTCCATATTCTCACCTCCTTAATATATTCTACTGCGTAAGTTTACTTCTAATATATTCATACACTCAGCCCATGAAAAAGTAAATGTTGTAAGGATTTTCCAATAAGATTCCTCGTAGGTTGTTTGAGGATTGTCAGTGATATTTACCACCCATACATCACCTTTTTGTGATTTGAGAAGAAACGCCTTTGGTTGTGTGATAAACTTGCGCCATGCTCTCACGATTGATATATCATCTATAAACTTCTTTTCTGCGCAGTTAAGTGTACCAAGCATAGCAGATAATGTACCCGACATATAGTTTACGTCTGTAGATGTTGATGCAATATACTGAGAATATCCTACATGGGTAATACGGTCTAAGTTGCTCACAACAGTTGTATTCTCTATTTCGCACATAAACTGCCATGTGTCACCAATATCAAAGTTAATAGCTTTTGTACCTTCTTCATTTGGATGCATTGCAGCATCGTTAAATTGGAACATATCGAGTTCCGTAATATAATAAGAACATTCATTAATTTCTATAGTGGCAGATGGTAAGATTGTTTCAATAAGACAAGATTCATCATGCGTTGGTAAAATAACAGCTCCACTATTATCAAATCCCATAAGGGTATACTCATATCTTGCATGAGTAGATGCGGTAATGTCATATCCAATAAGCCACTGACCATACTCACCTGATTTAGTATAATGCTGTGGACGCAGTTTAACTATCTCACCACTATCCAAATCTTTTCTAATTAATTCATATGTTGGTACACCACCACCAGAGCCATAGCCTCTGACACCATGAAAAACACATCCCTTTTCTTTGTCCCACCATGCCTTAAAATCATATAGTTTAACACCAACCGTTTGAGAGTGGTCTTGTGGAGCAAGTATTATTACTTCACTTGATACTGTTATTAATACATTGTTTTGTGTAGTACATTCGCATATAATCTTATAGTAATCATTAGTGCCTTGCGTATAAAATTCATCATGATTGTACGGATTCCAAAAAGCATATTCGATATTCTGAGAATAAATATCATCAGTTTCCTCCATTAACCTCGTTCTCATACCTATATCTTGCGAAGAACCCTCATCATCCCAAAATCCTGAATTATTTGACCAATATAGCTTAAGCTTGTATTTCTTAATCATTATATTTTGCGCTTGACTATACGTACCTTTGATTGTGATTCTGTTACTATAGCAATGATAATCAGCTAATGATATTATAGGTAAGGCATTAGTCACAAAGAAGTATTGTGGAGTAATATAAAAATTACTACGTATCTCGTAATCCATACCCTCCGTTATATTAAAGGTAAATGGTGAGTCCAAGGCAATAATACCATAATCAACATCACCTATATTCGCCCTTGATTTGTAGCTTGTGATATTATGTACCTCTCCGTTTATCTTAATTGACATATTGGTAATCTGATTATTGTCTATTGTTGTGGGAAGGAACTCTCCACTAACATTATTCCACGGATAGATGGATGTTATTTCACCGTCTATATATACGACACCGCCCGTTGAACCATTTACCGTCTTACCGCCAAACACAGGCATATCAGTTAAAAAATCCAAACCGTCAAGAGTACGCTGGATTAAACATATTTGAGCTACATATTTATGACCATTCGTCAATGTATTGGCAGGAATTGTATATCCACTTTTGTTGTTGTTGTAACACATCGGAGTTCTATCTATACCAGATGCAAATTTCTGGTGAACCAGCTCATCAGAATCATAATCATAAATACGTATAATTCTTTCGGACTGATAATCTCCTTGAAAGGTATATGAGAATATAATATTACCAGTAGCATCAACAGCTTGGTCTTGTGGAGTTACATTTATAGGATATTGAATCATTTTTTCACCTTCTTTTTTATAACATTGCCCCACGTAATGTGGGGCGTATGTTTTATTTTACTCTATTTTCTGTCAACTTAGTTTTCCAGTAAGCTTCAATATTTTTATTGAACGCCTCGGTAAATTCTTTTGGATTTTGAACTCCATTAATCACCATTCTCTGAATATTGAAAATCGGATTATTAGTTGTGCTATTGCTTGCAATGGTAGGTCTGCTAATTTTGACAGCCTTGCTGACCATATCTGCCATAAGATTTGGTGTATTATGAATCATATCATAAAGCTTTGCAGAATCGTTAGCATTAAAGATTGTTTCCGATTTCTGCTTAGTGCCATGAAGCATCGCAAGTCCTGTATAATCAGCGACACCGCCTTTGGAGTGAGAACCCATAACATAAACAGCAGATGCAGAATTAATTATACCCAACTGTTTTTGCTTTTCATATGTATCTTGCCACATCCTCTCAAATTCTTCAGCAGTCAATAAGGCGTTTCCGAATTGGTCTGTCATACGTTCAAGATTATTCTCAAATTCATTAACAGCCAATGAGGCGTTTCCGAATTGGTCTGTTATACGTTCAAGATTATTCTCAAATTCATCAACAGTCAATAAGGCGTTTCCGAATTGGTCTGTCATACGTTCAAGATTAGAGTTAAGATCGCTTAAATCAAAACCGTTGGCTATATCTTGTAAATTAGTTAAGCTATCTGCAACCGAATCAAGTTCTGCTTGTTTAGATGCAATTTCATCCATATAACCCGTATACTTTTCTTTAAAAGCTAACAAATTCAATTCTCTTGAAGCAAAACTATTAGCCTCATCTGGAATTAAAACTTCATTAACATATTTCATGTAATCTTCATTGGCGTTTTTTGCATCTTGTGCTGCCTGTTGAACATTGGTTTTATATAAATTCCATGCATCAATCTGTTCTTGCTTTGCTTTTATTTCAGCATCCTTCGCTTTAATACTTGCCTTTGTCATTGCAAGCTCAGTGTTCACCAAAGTCTTTAATGTATTGTTATGGCTACGGTATTCATTCCTGAATTTGCCAAGTAGCTCAACATCTCTCTTGCTGATTTTTTCTCGCCAATCAGCCCAAAGAATTTGCTCTGCAAGTCTCTCATTCTCAGCTACAGTTTCTTCTTCAAGAATATCTTTATATTGCTGAATGTAATCTTCGTAGGCTTTAATTTCAACCTCATAATTTTTCGCTATAGCATCCTTTTCTTGTTCAAGAGCCTTCTCTTGGTCTTTGTAAGCCTTGTCTGCTACAGCATCATCATAAGACTTCTGCGCAGCTCTAACTTCTTCTTCTGCGTTTGCAACAGCTTCACGGTCAACATCAAAGTGCCAACCACGAGCCGATGAGAATGTTCTGACCTTAGTTGATTTTGCCTTGTCAAGATTTGCAAGTTTTTCCTTAAGTTCAAGTTCTTTTTCGAGAAGTGAATTTTCTTCGTCTTGCTGTTCACGAGATTCTTTAAGAGCATCGATTTTAGCCTGTACAGCGTTTTCTTCTGCTTCTTGCTGTTTCTTTAGATTCTCTATAGATTTGCCAAGCTCATCTTCGACCACGCCAGCTATACTCTTATAGTTCTCAATCATATCTTCAAGCTCGGATTGTTGCTGTTCTAATACGTCGAGTTGTTCTTCTAAGAGTTTCTTTTCATTTTCAAGAGCTTTCTTTTCGTTCTCGCGGGCTTTGATCCTTTGGTCAATCACGTACTCTTGAGCCTTTAAAAGATTATCAGCTTCATTGTTAAGTTGCGTTATTTCATCATTAAGTTTCTTCTGTCTATCGGAAAGTAGAGCTTTTTGATAGGTTATTTCATCATTAAGTTTCTTCTGTCTATCGGAAAGAGCTTTTTGATAGTCTACAGTATTACCCAAACTTCCATTAAGTTGTTGTATCAGAATATTGTTACGAGCTATGGAGTCACCATACTCCTTAGAGTACTGCTTTGATTGACGCAACTGCTCGTTGGCTTTTTTAAACTCTGTTCTATAGGCTGAATTGCTTAAACCTCTACGTCCAAGAGCTTGTACTTCAAGTTCCGCCTGTCTAATAAGCTCATCTGTTTGTTGCTTTTTAACAGCCAAATCAGCATTTTCAGCTTTAATAGTTACAATTTGTTTCTTAATGTATGTGTCTTTGAGTTGAATTAGTTGTTCTTCTGAAACCTTAAATTGATTACCAACAAGCTTTGCTCCGTCCAATACTCGTTCCGTATCAATCTTTGCTAAAGCCCAGAACTCATCGCTCGACAGCAAACCATCTCCTGCAATAGTTTGAAGTGCAGACTTCATTGTGTCTATTGTTTTAAGAGAACCCTTTTGTATTTCATCAAGGTTTTCAAACCATTTGTCTCCTATAGCATCAGTTTCAGTTTGAATTTCTGTAAGTTGAGAAAGAACCGGGGTTGCAATTGTTCCGAAAGATGAACTTGTGTTTTCTACGGCTTCGCTTATTTTGACTTGGTTAGTCCATATAGCCACATCTTCAATTGCTTGACCGAGCGCTTTATATCGAGCAGTCAACGTAGCTAAAGTAGATACATCTGCATTATCAAGATGGTCATATTCGTCGATTAATCGACCAAGCTGTTGACGAGCTTCTTCAATTGTGCCAGTAAGAATAATTGCATCTTTATTATTAAAAACTGATTCTCTTGATGCGTATATTCCTTCTATAGATTCTGCCGCCCATCTCGCATTTCTGTTAATATCCTCGATAAGATATAATTCGGCAACAAGATCTTTGTTGGGCGTAACAACTGATGTTGGCTTATATAAACTTCTTGTATCACCTGAATGAGAAATATATTCGCGTTGATTAGCCAACATATCGGTTGACACATTTAATCTGCCAATATCCTCGGCTCTTTTAATTTCTGCTGCGTGTTGTCTGCGCCATTCAGCTTCTTCCGCATCAGATAACGACTTTATCTTTTCTATTGTAGTGTCGTACTTATCATTGAGTAAATCTAAATTATCAGCTTCTTCTCCAAACTTATCAATCAGTTGTCTTTGAATTTCAATCAACTGGTCTTTGGCTTCTGAAGTGTCATTTGTTGAAGAAACTAATTCTTTATAATTAGATAAAAGCCGTTCAACCTCTTGGTTGCTATCGGACAACGACTCAATTCCCTGCTTTAAAGAATCTAAACTATTAAGAGTTTCCTGCCTCATTTCGGCAAGTTCCTCTTTGGTTACGATTAATTTATCAGCAAGTTTACTAATTCCTTGTATCGCTAAGTTTATTAATACCATCGTGCCAACATTCACAATAGTATTTAATGCAAGTGAAAGTGCTTTAGATGTAGTAGCAGCCGTTTTTTGAGTTAATGCTAAATTTTGAGTTGCTGTCTGATACTGGTTAAGTGAAATTTCACCACGCCTATAAGACTCGTACAGGGAAGTGAAGTAAGTTGCCTGTCTCTTTACAAGGTCTGATGAATCTTTTAGAATATCGTTATAACTTGCTGTACGATTTTCTACTACTCCGAGAGTATTTACATAAGTTTGTAAAGTCTGTAATTCTTCGGGGGATATATGAGCTAAACTGATGTTGTTTTTCTTATATAGACTGCCAAAATCATAAGAAAGAATCTGTTTGAAATCCTTTATTCTTTCAGTAGTTACTTTAAATTCATTGTCAAGATCACCAAATATACCTACGCCTTTAATACCGCCTATTGTGGCGATACCTGTAAGTATTGTTGGCAATGTGCCAAACTTGTCTATGATTTTTGTAAGGACTTCAAGGAATGACTGTGCAGTTCCAAGAAGGTTCTTTACAAAGTCGCTGTTGATTACGCTATCAGCAAAGTCTTGATATGCGGCTTTAAGCGTGTCGATTGAATACTGAATTGACTTCGCATATTCTTCTTGCTCGCGCATCGCAGAACCCATTGAACCTTCAGAGGTCTTATAAACTCTTTCAAGTAAGTCACCGTTTTCAAGAATTGCTGCACCTATATTCGCTTGACGCTTACCGAAAAGCTGCTCTAAAACTGAGCTACGTGATAAATCACTAAGTCTACCCCACACCTTTGAGATTTCAAGAAGTATTTGATAGGTTGACTTATATGTATCATCATCAAGTTGAATATCAACGCCTGTAAGTGCAAGCATCTGCTCTCTGAGTTTTGATACATTTTCAGCCGCACCTTCTGCGTCCTCGCCCATTTCTTCTATTTCTGTTTTTGTTGACCTGAGTCGAAGTGAAACCGTCTTGATACCTTGACCTACTGCGGTTGGATCTTGAGCAATAGTATTAGCTGTAGTTATAAGAGCTATACTTTGTGAAATGTCATTGTTGGCTACTGCTAACGCAGACGCAGAACGCTTGAGGGCTTCACCTATGCCTCCTGAAGATATTGCAAACGAGTTTCCGACCTCATTCAGCTTATCTACAATTGTTATAGCGTCACTTGCTTCAATCTTGAACGCTCTCATCGTCGATATAATATCTTCAGATGCGGTAGTAATATCAATTCCATCGCCTACATTCTTATAAAGCGTCGCAACTTTACCAAGTTCTTCAGCGTCAGGCAGACTTTCGCCAAGTCTTGCAAATGTAGCCGTCGCATTAATAACATCACTTACACTCGCACCAAGTTCTCGACCTGTTTGACCAGCCGACCTCGCAAAAGCCTCAAACTGCTCATCCGTAGCTTTTGTAACTTTGTGGAGTTCTACCATTGCAGTATCAACAGCGGTTACTTCTTGCACCATTTCATGCAACTGGCGTTTTACAAAGTTGAACACCATATTTGCTGTGATATAGCTCGACATTACCTTGAATGAATTTGCAAATTTGCCAAATGTGCTTTCGCCGGCTAATCCTGCGGCTTGCGCTTCTTTGCGGAACACAGCCATGTCAGCCGATAAGTCTTTGAGTTCTCTGTCGGTAAGGTCTGCACCCTTTGCCATTTCGGTTGTAATGCGCGACCACTCAACTGCAAAAGTCTTGCCGTTTGACATTTGCCTCATAGACTTAGTAGCGCGTTCATTAGCTTCACCGTAGGCATTTACATCTGCGGTAAGTCGCTTGATACGATTTTGCAGATTGGCAAGTCGATTATCTTCTTGAAAAGCTTTCTTTTCCTCTTTCTGAAACGCCTTTAATGCGGATTGTGTGTTGCTAAGAGCAACTTTAATTTGAGTATAATCTTTGATTTTTTTCTCAATACTCTCTTTGGTTTCCCCTTCAAAGTCAGTAGAGAAATCAAAATTTCCTGCAAGACTTCTAAGCTTTTCAAAACTCTGAATTAACTCTTGTGACGGATTCTCTAATTTTTCGTAATCAACGGTTAATACTTTAATCTGAGAATCCGCTTTATTCATTCCCTGAATTAAATTTTCAATAACATTTTGAGGAAGGTCAGAAACCATTTGGGCGTTTAAAAGCTGAAACTCTTTTCTAATAGCAGCCACGGCATCTCTCGCTTTGCTAAGATCGCCGCTATTAGTAATATCTCCGCCCATTAAATTATTGAATATTTCGTTATAATTAACGCCATCTCTTGTAGCAACCTGATTTATGTCGAGGTTTGCTTTTTTGATTTTTGCCGCTAAAATATCATAATCTTGTAATAAGAGATTTTGTTTTCTATGCCAATCTTCAATACTGCCCGCGTTTTTATCGGTTGAGCCTTTAATAGCATCAATATCGACTTTGAGCTTTTTAAGTTCATTATCAATTAAGATAATACTCTCTCTCTGTTTTTCAAGAGGCTGTGTTTTATCAAAGGCGTTTACGAGGTTCTGAATATCCGCAAGTTGCGTTTTAAGACTATCTTCTCCTGCGTATTGCTTTGAATATACATCTGTTTGACCTTTAAGCTTCAAAAAGTCATTATAAGCAAGTTGAGCCGCTTTTGCTGAGTTCTCAATCTTTTTATTCTCTTGTTCAACTTTAGCTAAGTTTTGTGTAATTGTAGTTGTAGTTTTGCCGACCTTATCATCAACGCCATCAATTTGGTCTACTATATTTACAACCGCACCAGTCTTTGTATTTATTCCTTGAACAGTAAGAGATACTAATTTTTTGACGCTATCAGACGTTTCTTCAAACTTAGGCTTTACTTTAGTGACTTGAATATCAAGTTCTTTAAAGTAATCGACTATCTTTTGAATACCTTTAGCATCATCAATATCTTTCTCAATTTCAAGCCCTATGCCATGAAGCGAATTTTTCATGTCATCGAGAGCATTTTCATTGACATTAATTTTAAAATCGGTATTTGTGCCACTTAGAGCATTATGTATTTCGCTTACGATATTTGTTACATTAGTGCCAACATCAACCTTGCCAATATTAAGATTTAAGTTCTTACTTATAGTAGCAAGTTGAGAATTTATACGTTGTGTGGTTTTGCCTAAATCAACATTTGCTATAATTTTCAAAGCGTGGTCAGCCGAAAGCCTATCATCAACCTGCTTTAAATCCTTTTCAATTTGTGCGACTGATGCTTCTATATTTAGCCCCGCCGTTACTACTAAATCATTATTTCTTGCCATTCAACCACCACCTTTCAAAATAAGCTAAACTGACTACCGTTATAAATAGCGGTTACATCTATTGTTAATCCGAGTTTATTTGTCTTATTCCAATCCAAAATTCCGTTCTCTATAAAGAGTTGCGGCTTTAAATGAGTCAAATGCTCAACGTGATGATCTAAGCCTAAATAGTTTTTCAACTTATTATTTTCAAATCCGTAATTGAGCAGGATTGGAACGTAACCATTACCATTTGAAGTCCAAGTGTCATGATATGCCAAAGAAGGATTAAAACGCAAAGACAGTTGAATTTGTGTTCCAACCACCCTTATGTCTACTAAATCTTCTGCGTATAGCGCACCCATAAAACGATAGGTGCGCTTATATATTTTAGGTTCATAGCTATCGTAATACTCCTCGATTCTCGCTTGAATACAGTCGTACAGTCTATCAACCTCACGTTTTAATGCCTCTGCATACGTTTCGCCTGAACGAGTCTTGATTTGAGTGGCGTCGAGTTTAGCTATCTGTTCTTTCAAACTTTTTGCCATACGCACCACATCTCCTTACTTCTTTTTAGTTTTCTTTACGTTCTGCTCCACAACAGCTTCTACAAATTCCTGCTTGTCTACCTTGTCGAGTTTTTCAAGCACTTCCTTAACATCGGCAAGATTCTGTGTGTTGTCCGTCTTGATTATTGCCGATAAGTCAGCACACAGTTTGTCAAATGAGGTCTGCCTTGTTGCTATGATATAGTCAATCTGCCTATCAATTGCAGACTCCACCTCGCCCCAAACAGGTAGCTTTACAACGTCGGCTTCAATCTGAGCGTACCAATTGTTGCTCTGCGTTACCTTGAATATCTCCGCCACATCGGTATCTCCAAGCTCAATGTTGGTCATGCACTTAATTATGCAGTAGCGACGAGCTATTTCTCGATTCTCTGCGTGGAACTCGCCGTCATGGAAACAGGTCTGTGCTACGGTTTGCACAATGTTTGCCATTGTGTTTACGTCAAGATAAGTCTTGATTTCTACCTTTGCGCCGTTAATATTCTTAGTTGTGTTTCTGAGGGTAGAGTTCTTGCCCATAACGCCTGTAATATTTGCCATAATTATTTCTCCTTTATAATTAGTATTTTGACTTTGGTGCCTATTTCTGTGTTGATACAAGCACGTTAGTCAATTCGAGACCGTGAAATATAATAGGCGATACCAATAGCATCGCTTATATCGTCCACGGTTATATCTAATCCATACATCTCGTTTACCTTTGCCATAACGTCGGCTTTGCGTTCTTCTCGTTTTATTGTGCTACTATATTTACCAAATGCTGTTATCCATGTAGTCTCCAATATAATATCGTATGGTATTTTCATTTCCCATAAAATACGAGAGAGTTGTCCTTGACAGCGACTTGAACTACGAAAACCCGAAATGTTAGTTGCAGTATAATCCCTCTTCTTTGTATACGGATTATATTTTTGTTGCATATAAATTTCCTCAAAGGCAACACGATTGGGTTTAACTTTCTTGATTAATTTCTTGACCTCATCACAAATATAACTAATGCGAAGTAATGTGGTATTATATTCTTCTTCTGGCATTTTTATTGTAATAAGGTGCGGTTCTTCCGTTATTGTAGTTTCTTTGACACTTTTTGAGGTCGATGACTTGGTTTGAATTATTCCATAGTCAAGCAACTTTCCATCTTTCATAATGGCATAAGCAGCAACTTTCGTACTCTGATCTAATGCGAGTATCTTCATATTTCCTCCCAATATAAAAATTAGGGGTAAGCTAATACAATCAACTTACCCCTTTCTATTAATCAAACAGTTTAGATTTTATTTCTTTCTTTGTGGTCTTAGTGGACTTTACCTTTTCACCAATAATCTCACGGACACTTTTTTCAACATGAGGTAACATCCATGACAAATCATCATTTGCATGAACGTCACACTTATCTGCAAAACTTTCAATAGCCTGTTCTTTTGTGAACACGCCACTTCTGTACTGCTCGATAGTCATGTGAACCATATAGTGTTCCATTGTATCGGCTACATATCTCCAACCGTGGGTTTGACCACAAGTAGGGCAATAATCATGCTCCTTGCCACAAACCCAACACTCTACTTTATTACTCATACTTGATTACCAAGTGAAGTCCTCATCAGCAACAGAAATTTCGTAGAAGCTCTTATCCTCATCACAATAGCTGTATGCAAGGTCAAGAGTTACGCTTATTGTATCATCAAGATTGAATCCGATAGTGTTGCCTGTTTCGGGTTTCGCATTCTTGGCAGTGATCCAGAGCGCACGAACTTTTGTCTGATCGCAAAGGTCTACTGCAAGGACAAGGAATCTAACCTTTGCGGCATCAGGGAACTTATCAGCCGCATTGACAACCTTT